ATGTTGACAATTTGGACTTCTTGAATAAGAGGGCAATATACGTATATGTTCGGGAGATCTCTGGATTGACGTCAAAACAATTATCTGTAGCTATGTCAAGAATAAGAAAACACTACAGGGAGATTGTTCACGATTCAAGAATTGTAGATCTGTTTTAGGAGTATACTATGACCAAGAATATCGAGAATGCGTTACAAGATTTTGAGAAAGTCGAAAAAAAGATTGGAGACTTTCGAGAAGTACTGCAAAAAATAGAGCATGCCGATAGTAAGAAAAAGCTTTTATGGCTAGAAATTTATGAGAATGCAACTCTCGACCGACAAAATGCTCATATACTTTTTGTTGAGGCGTATACTACCATGAGCCAGGGTACAACTGAACATGCGACGCTTGGCTCAACTTTGACAAAGTATCTTGAAAGGATGGGAAAATCAAACGATCAGCTTTTGAAATTAGCTGATTTAATTTCGAAGTCGGAATCTGAGTATAACTCGATTAACACAGACGACTTATTCTCAACAATTCAGGAGGGATAGATGCCCGTTAATTCCGGAACAGACGCAATTGCGAAGATGAGTGAAACGACCTCATCGGTCGGCGACACTGTATCCGCGGCACAAACCGCTCCACCAACTCAGATTTTTCAACGAGGAATTGTTGTCGAGGTCTTATACGACCCATCATTCTATTCTGATGAAGAGTGGAGCGAACTAACACAACTTATCGATGCGCCTGAATTATTCAAGAGCGCGCCACGTAATTCTGTTGTCGTACGATTAACAACCGCCGGAAGTGATAAACGCGCTCCTGATGCTGCGCCTGATCCAGTTGCTGAGGGTGAAGACGATCCCCCGGTCGGTGAAGAGCCGGCTCCTGATCCTGACGCAGAAACCGATGAAGAAAAAATCGGCCAGGTTGGAATTCTGTGTTATCCATTTTTCCCACCACACCTGTGTTTCCCAATAAAACCAGGCGAGCAGGTGTGGGTTGTTTCAGATTCACCAGACATTCCCTCGAAGGTGCTTTATTGGATGTGTCGTATTCCAGAGCCTGACCAGATTGATGATCCCAATTACACTCATGGTGATCGTAAATTTGTGGGTGGTCTTGAGGAAGAGACCACAAAGGAAAAGAGCGATACCGCGTCCGGCGCAGAAAGCGATGATGAGGGCGGTGAAGAAGACCTGATCTTTGGATTTCCCAATGGACCTGGCACACCTGACGCGTGGACGCTAAAAGATGAGTTCGGCTATGAAGATATTTACAACGCCGCGGCGGCGTCGTATTCATTTACCCCTGAGGTTGTTCCCAGATTCACTAAGAGACCAGGGGACTTTGTTGTTCAAGGGTCTAACAACACTTTGATTTGTATGGGTGAGGAGAGGGGCTGGACACACCCAGACGCCGACACCGCCGCGATGATGATTACAGGCGGTTCTTCTGCAGATGCTGAAACATCTAACGCATCAAAGTCTCCCGAATTATTTGAGGCACAATTGGCTGGGGGTTTTGGAGCGATTGACATTGTTGTGGGACGAGGTCGCTGGAACAATCAAGCTTTAGATGGTGACCTTGAAGATGATCCCACCCTCACAGCTCCACGAACAATAGAAACAACACCTCCGTCAGAAGACGACGGTGGCCGCGATGCAAATCCAGAAAATTGTAAGAATCCGCAAGGAAAGAATCTTGCCGAAGAAAATCGATTAGACGCCCCAGCTGAGGGTGACCCAGACTTTGAGACAGATTCTGCGAGAATGTATATGAGCATGGCATCAAACCCAGACGCCAATTTTCATATTGATACTCCAGGTGAGACGATCCCCACGCTCTTTGATACCGCGGCGGTGACCGAACCCCAAGACGGATCGGCAGACGTAGTAGGTGCAGACATTTTAGACATCGCCGTGGAGACGCTCAGCGGGTACGGCTCTGCTATCGTCTTAAAGAGCGATCAACTTAGAATAATTGCTCGGAAAGCTACGACTGACACAAACTCAGATTTGCCAGACTCGGCACCAAGCATAAACGGGTCTATCAGGTTAATAAAAGAAGGCGATCCCACAACTGATTTGGCAGCGCTGCTAATGTTACCAGACGGGACAGTCCAGATCAGCGGTAGCAGAATATTCTTAGGACGTCATGTCGATGATGGGGGTATGGCGGATGAGGGCGAAGGAGATGACAACGGTCCAGACGGAGACTCTCAACCCTGGATGAGATACACAGATTTTGTAACATGGGCTAATGCTCTAGTACTAGACGTACAGGATTGTCTTCAAAACGTTGCGGATGAAGTTCATGACTTGATGGGGCAAATTAATACTGCATCCTCAACTGGGATGACGGGAGGAAGCCAATTTTTGATTGGCCCGAATGCCGGCTTAGGGGGCGCATGGGGTACATTGTACGGATATACCACTGCTCGAAAAGGTTGGAACCCTGGATCATTTACCACTGCTAAGGATCTCATCAAAGATGACCATGATGCAAATTACCCTGAGATTCCATCAGAGCGTATTTACGGAGAATAGGAGAGAACATGGCAACAACAACAGTAAACAATATACCGATCAACGGATCGTTCACAGGTGCGGAGCCAGTGGATGACGGCACCGATGGAGTCACTTATCTATCGCTTACAGAAAGTGGTCTAGTGGGCGGATTGGAAGTACAATTAATGGATCTGCTAGTATCTCCAGAATCAACGGTGGAAGGTGATGACGGATCAGAAGAGGTAATCCCAGAAATCGTGGCCGTGGTGCCGGGTTACGGCCGTCCTATTGCAGACTCCGACGGTGCTGCACTAGCTCCGACGCTTTGTCCTATACCTGCAGAAAATTATGATGACCTGACATATGGAGAATTTGCAGAAGCTGCTCTTGTGCAGTTGTACGAAGATCTATGCACTGCAAAAGCAGAAGAGACCTTCGCCGCGATCGCGTGTGAGGACCAGGGCCAAGCTTCAGGTGAGGGTTTCGGTCCGTCAAAGACTGAACTGGATGCCGACGGCGCGCCGCTTGAGGTGGCAGATGGTGCTGACCCTGGAGCTGCCGCCGCTAGAGCATTTGCTCATTACGTCACCATGGCAATCGCCGGGTTTATTAATCAGCTTGAGTTTGATATTGAGTATGAGATAGCAGCTCCCACAGACGCCGCCCTTCTGGCGGTTAGTGTTGCTGGCTCCGCGGCGGCACAAACCGGTGTACTTGACGTAAAATCTAGCATTGATGCCACGACCATAACACCAACCATAACGATTAGCATAAGATAATCTGGATGAGAATACTTATCTAATAGTATTTTCCGGCAACAAATACTTATCACAGGGTGCAACATGGCAGTAATAAGAAAACAAGACGCAAAAGCTTATAGCTTTAAATCATCAGGTGTTCAATTATCCGAGATGCAGCAGATTCAGTCTGCACCTCGAGTGGGTCGCCAGATTGGTATTAAGACGCCCGTTTCGTTTGACGACTTGGGTCCAGAATTTATCTCAATCCATACAAGCATTAAGGATGCAATTCATGATAACCTCGTCAATCTTATTCTGACGAATCATGGTGAAAGGTTAGGCCTTCCAGATTTTGGTGCTAATTTAATGGAGTTAGCTTTCGAGCTGCAGGGAGAACCCGGGCAGCAGGAGGCGATCAAAAGAATTAACAAGGCGATTGCCAAGTATATGCCGTATGTAGTTCCGCAGAAGTTTCAGCCCATTGTTGATCACTTCGCAAATCAGGATGTCGCAAAGGTCGGCGTAAGACTGAGTTATGATATCCCAAGACTCGGTGTACAGAATAAAGGGGTAGAAGTGATAATCTTCTCAGCAGGGTAGCATAAATGGCAATTAATATACAGAAGCAATTAAAGAAAGTTAGTCAGCGAAATTATCTTGCGAAAGATTTTGAGTCTTTTCGCGCCGACTTGTTAGCTCATGCTCGGCTATACTTCCCGGATAAAATTCAAGATTTCTCTGAAGCAAGTCTGGGTGGTTTGCTTTTGGACATGGCTTCTTTTGTCGGCGACACGATGTCGTTTTATTTAGACCACCAGTTTAACGAGTTGAATTGGTCCACTGCTTTAGAAACCAGAAATATTCAAAAGCATTTAAGGAATGCCGGAGTTCGAGTGCGTGGCGCTGCACCGTCGATTTGCGAGGTGACTTTTTATATCGAGGTTCCAGCTGAAACGATTACTGGCGAAATTGTTCCAACGCCCAGTTTGCTCCCAAAGATTCTCGCATCAACACGTGTATCATCGAACAATGGTGTTCCGTTTTCTTTATTAGAGGATTTAGACTTCGCCGAACAGGATCTCGACGGTAATTATTTGTATGATTATGTAGTTGTTGAGACCGACGATGATGGTAGCCCAACGTCGTTTGTTCTGACTCGAAACGGAATCTGCCAGTCTGGAACTAGAAAAGAAGTTAGAATAAGCATACCGAATATTCGTAAACCGTTTCGGACTGTTTCACTTGCGGATGAAAATGTAACCGAAGTTTTTGAGGTGAAAGACACTGATGGCAACTACTATTACGAGGTTGAATCGCTAGCACAAGATACGGTTTTTAGAGCGACTGAAAACGTGACTGAAGATGCGGATGAGGTTAAGTCTTTTCTGGAAGTCATTCCAGCGCCGTATCGGTACGTAAGGACCTACAATTACTCAACAAAGTTAACAACAATTCGTTTTGGGTCTGGAGATGCAGACACGCTAGATAATGATATTATTCCGGACCCTTCTGAATTAGCACTACCCTTATACGGTAAGAAGGTGTTTAGTCGATTTACTATTGATCCGAATTCTCTGCTAAACACTCAAACGCTGGGTGTCGCCCCTCGTAATACCACACTTACTATCACATACCAGTTCGGTGGTGGGTTAAAGCACAACGTAGGAGCGGCTACGATTAGAAGCGTAGACCTTTTATATATGGAATTTAAGACGACCGCGGACTCCACAGCTGCTTCTGCTGTTCGTGGTACCATCGATGTTTCTAATCCGTCACCCGCTACAGACGGCGCAAACGCTCCGACTCTTGAAGAATTAAGAACCCAGATTCCAGCAGCAAGAAAAGCTCAGGGACGAATCATCACCAAGGAAGACTTGGTTTCCAGAATCTATACACTACCGAATAGGTTTGGTAGAGTGTACCGAGTCGGCCTTCGAGATAATCCCATTAACTCTCTAGCTTCTCAGATCTTTATTATTTCGCTTGATAAAGACAAAAAGCTTACAATGTCATCCGATACGCTAAAGAAAAATATGCGAAATTATTTGAACGAGTTTCGTGCTGTGAGCGATGCTTACGATATTTTAGATTGCCAGATCGTTAATTTTGGTCTAACGTTCGAGGTTGTTGCTCACCCATCGTCAAGTAAGACAAAAGTTGCCCAAACGTGCATTCGTAATCTACAAAACGTCTTAAAGACAGAAAATTTTCAAATCGACATGCCGATAGCATATTCTGATATAATAAACGTGCTGTTGAATTCTGAGGGAGTAATATCTTTGGTGAATGTCAAGATGGCGAACATTTACGGAACTCACGATGAGAGAGTCTATAGTGACGTATCCTTCAACATGGACGCGAACACGTACCAGGAGATGGTGATTCCACCTGCCGGCGGAATGTTTGAAATGAAATATCCCGATAGCGATATTGTCGCATCAGTGAGGTAACAGAATGTTTTATATCATAACCGCTAGTGCTGACACTTATATCACAAATAAGATAATCAAAAATTCTTTTAAGGCTGAAGATGCAAATGTTGGTCGCGCCGCAACACTGGACTTATTTAAGCTCTATAATGAATCGACATATCTTTCTGGTTCGGATACCAATCGTGAGAGAGTTACCGGATCGATAGATGAGATTTCAAGGTTGTTAATTAAGTTCGATTATTCGGCTTTACACGACTTGACTGGCAGTCTCTTGAATATCAATCACGGTTCTTTCAAGGTTAAACTTGAGCTGCAAGAAATGATAGTCGGCGCCCCAACGCCACGAGACTTTTACGTTGTTGCGTATCCTTTATCTCAGTCATTCAACGAGGGTGTGGGAAAAGATGTTGCAACATTCGGTGATATCGATGTCGCCAACTTTCTTACCTCTTCATACTCTTCCGGTACGGCTGTTACCTGGAACCTATCTGGTTCTGGAGCTGGTGGTCGAAAGGG